AAGCCGGGCCACGCTTTTAGGTTTGGCCATTAGGAATACGGCTTCAACTACTACCGGTTCGGTAAACCTGGCATAGTCCCCGGTAGCTGCCTTATGGGTTTCTTGGGCGGCCCAAATTGCGGTCGCTAAAGTCTCGCGCCATGGTTTTAGATACTTGGACGCTTCAACGAACCGGCCATTACCCAAGTAGCGTTTAGATCCTTGGGCCGCTGGTCGGCCATAAGCCCTAAAGTAAAACACTAGTTGGCGTTCCAAAACCAAACATGGACGCGCTTACCTAGGTAAACGTCAAAAGTCCAGCGGTCCCCGGTGCCGTCGTACTCGCGGTAAAGCATTACGCCCCAATACCGGTTAGCGCTTAGTTTGGATCCGTTAGCCGGGTACTTGCGCTTAGTGATTTTCATTAGAACGGTAGATTAGGGTCTACTGGAGTCGCGCCGGTCGAAGCTAAGAAGCTGGCGGCGTCGCCGCTGGTCTCGGTGGCCTCTACGATAGATTCCGCGCGGACCTTGATAGAAGTACCCGGGGTTCCGTCGCGCTTGGTAAATACCTGGGTTCCGTTTATGCGTCCGGTTACGGTTACCTGGCGAACGTCGGCTAGGTTTAGCTGCTCCGAAGTCGTTACGTCGTAGCTGGTTTTGTCTACGGTCTCCCAAAGGCCGGTAGCGTCGTTCTTCTTGCGAACGTCTACGGAAACTTTTAGCGCGGTTCCCCAATCGAAGTTCTTTACGTTGTCTGCCCAACCGGTAACGGTTACTAGTGCTTCGTTTCTAATTGCCATGGTTCTAATTGCCTTCCGTTTTTTTATCTTGCGCCATGCGGCGTAAACATACTTTACACTTTGCCAGATTTTCGCCATGGTCGCACTTAGGCGGTCCGGCGCGTCCCGCTTCAACTACGGCGGCCCAAGCCTCGCGTTCTTTGTCCCGGGCTTCTTGCTCTAAGCGGCGTTGCTCTCGCTCGCGCTCTATTCGAACCAACCTAGCGGCTTCGGCGTCCGCTTCTAGTTCTTGCTTGCTCTTAGATCGCTCCGGTAATGGTCCGTCTAGGTGGCGGTCCTGGTTTAGCCATGTTGCGCCATGCGGTATAAACGCCGTAGGCGGCAGATTAGGGTCCTGGGCGTATCTTTTTACGGCTTCCAGTAGTTCGGCCGCTGTAGCCCGACGTAGGGCCGCCTTGTACGCTGTGAACGCTCCGCGTCTAGCTAACTTCTTTGGGTAGTGGTCCCAAAATTCCCCAAAATTGGCCAATAGGTTTTCTTCTAATTGTTTTTCTTTTATTTGTTCTTCTTTAGTGGTGCGATTATCCGCCGTCGGAAAAACCGCCGTCGGATTTTCGCACGCGGTTGGATCATGGATAGTCCAAACCATTGGGCCTAGCTTGCCGTCCGGTAATCTTTGTTGCTTGGTTACTACGTACTTGGCTTCGATTAGCTCCGCGGCGGCCGCTCTAATGGCGCTCCGGCCGTCTTTGGTATCGCGGGCTATTCGCTCCAGCGTTAGCGTGTACCCGGTTTCGTGGCTAAGTAGGTACGTTAGTAACCCCTTGGCCTTTAGGCTTAGTCGCTTATCCCTTATCCAACCGTTAGGTATCTGCGTAAAGTTGGTTTCAAACGGTAGGACTTCCCGGTAGATCCCCGCTAAATTTGACACTATAACCCCTTAGTTCGTGCCGGCCGTAATTGTCGTCCAGCGTATACCATTTACCCGCTTTGGCGTCGTAAACCGGTATCGTCCTAGGATCCATGTAACGGCTAACCTTCCAACCGTAATTTATGGCCCTGGCCGCCTGGTCCGCGTCCGCTTCAATTAGGTAATTCATTTTGGAGCATAGCACTAAATAGTTAGAAGGCAAATTTAGATAGCTTTTGGAAGCTGCGCCGCCCATTCCCCGGTTAGCCCGGTGGTTAGGTGAAATTGCTTCCATTTCGCCGCAACAAACACAACCGCCACCGTCGCGTTCTACTAGCTTGGCGAATTCTTTAGGTGTCACCGGTTGCCTTTATCGGTGGAGTAGAACCCGGGACTTTTGAACGTAACCGCTGGCGCGTCGTAGATCCTGGTTTGAGGTTGTTTGCATAGCTCGCACTTTAGGGCCGGGTCGTATTGCTCTAGAGTGCAAGAAACGGTACGCAAAGTTTTACAATTAGCGCAACGGTAGGCGTAGGTAGGCATAGTCTCCCGATTTCATAAGTAATTAGGGTTTTTGTTTTGAAATAGCGCCGATTCTAAAAGGGATTATTCCCAAGCCGGCCTAAAACCTAGTTGTAATTCTGGTTCGTGGAATTGCCCGGCTAGTTCTACTTGCGCGTTCGCGGACGTGTCGCGCTCTAGTGGCACTTCGTCCCGGCAACTATGCCGGTTATTCCATTCACGCCATAGCTTTAGTTCGTCGTTTCTGTCTGCCGCAAACTCCGCACCGCAACTACACCGCTCGGTTATCAACGTTCGCCGACTCCAGCGGTTCGCCATTGTAGCTCTATCATGCGGGCCGAAGTCTGTACGGCTCCCATAGATTCGCTTAGGTGCCGTAGCTGCGCTTTAGCTCGGTTCACTTGTACCCGGAGTAGCGCGGCTTCTTCTTGCTTTTCCATGCTGGCTAACTTAGCTAACGCCTGGCGGTCCACTACGGTACCTTGGCCGCTTAGTATCGCCTGGGCTTCCAGTTTGTCGGCTTCCAGCTCGGCTATAACTAGTTTGCGCTCTAGATCCTCTAGTACGCCTAGCCCGGCTTCGGACCGTCTACGTATTTCGGCCAGTTCTTCGATTACTCCGCCCGGTGTCTCTATCAAGATTCCCCACCTAGTTCCTCTATGGCTAGTTGCGTGTTTACTAGTCTTATGCTGGTTCGCTCTATTTCCTTGGCTAGTGCGTTGCTATCCACTTGTATTAGATAACCACCTAGCCGGGGATTCCCTTGGGCTTGCTTTACTAGCTGGTCTAGCTCTACTAGTTCTTGTAGGTGCGCCGCCTGGATCTTGCGACGCTCTACTAGTTCTTGGCTATCCATTCAACGAAGCTACTTTGGCTTTTATAGCGTCTAGGGTAGCTTCGCCTACCTTGGCTTTTTGGGCTTGAACGTAAAGCTTCCGGGCCTGGTCTACGTCGGCAATTTTGGCAACTTCATTTAGCCAGTCGGTTACTTTAGGTGCCTTGGGAGTTACGCCGCGCTCGGCCTTTTCCATTTCGGTAGCGCTTGGGCGCTTGGCCCCGCTGTAGGTGTAGTTAGCTAAGCAACGGCCAATAGCGGACGTTTCCGCGGTCTCCAGCGCCGCCGTTTTCTGGGCCATGCCCACGCCGTCCACTTCGAACGCCCAACCGGTAGTTTTCGGTAGATCGTTAGCCTGGTCTCCGGCGCTTAGGTATAGCCGGGCTTCGACCACCCAAGTAGATACGCTACGGTCTGCCGGTGTGGTGTGGTTTATTGTCACTATGCGGGCGTCCGCGTTGCTTGGATCTTCCCAAAAGCGCTTTAGTCGCGCCTCTACGGTTTCGTATTCGTTTACGTTGTAAGCCATTTATTCCCCTTCGTCGGTGTCTTCGATAAGTCTAATGTTTGAACCGGAAACGTCTATCATTCCGTCCAGCCCGGCTAAAGCTATAGCCACTTCTTCTACCGCCATGTAACCGATTTCGCTACCCTCTAGGGCTAGTTCTTCCATGTTTAGGTAACGGCTAATCCGGACTTCAGTAACGACGCCGCTAACCTCGGTAGCGTAACCACCTTCTACGACGTTTAGGGTTATCTTGCTTCCGGGCTGTATTTCGCTTGGTCTGTATTCCATAGTCCTTATTTCCTATTCACTAAGTAGGGGATTCCGCCCTTACGTGCCTGGCGGGTTATTAGCCATTGGTCGTAAATTAGTCCGCGTCTTGCGTTGCCCATTAGCTGGATAACTTGGGCCTTGGCCTGGTCTACCTTGGCTTGGGCTGTCTCTAGATCTGCTAGGTAATCCAAGTAGGCCCGCCCGGTGTCGCCTAGCTCTACTTCGACTTCCTGGCTAATCTCCGGGTGCTGGTACCTTAGCGCTTCTTGGGTCGCTGTAAACGGTGCGGTTAGCTCCGGGGTATCGTCGCTTAGTAGTAGCTCTATAAACTTATTGGCTTCATTTACGGCTAGTTCTTGCTCAAACTCGGAACCCTCTACGGCGAATTCGTGGTATCTGGATCCACCAAATAGGACGGCAACGGTAGCCGTCTGTAGGCCAAGTACGTAAAGATACCATTGGACTTGGGCGCGATAGCTAGGCGGGACGGTTAGTACGCCGTCTTCGTTCTTCCAGTACGTTTCGTCTCTAGCGGTCTTTACTTCTAGTAGCTGTAGTTCACCGGTAGGGGTTAGGTATAGGCCGTCCGGGTTCGCTCTATGTAAGGAATTTTCCTTACTAGCCCACGTACCGCAATTTACGAACGTAATACCCGGCCGGTTCTCCGCGAACTTTTGGGCTATCGCCGGTTCTAGCCGGTGGCCCCACTCCATAGCGTCGCTAGTTTCCTGGTCGGGGATTAGGCCCTTCTTCTTAGCCCATAGCGCGTACGGACTAACGAACGAACTAAGCCCTAGCAAAATACCGACGTCGCTGCCACCTATCGCGCCGGGTTCGTTGCGTAGTCGGTGCCAGTCCGGGCTATTGTCCTCGAAGTACCCAAGGTTATCCCCAAGTAGTTTCGCGGTAACTTCAATAGGTGCGGTGCGTAAGTCTGATAGTGTAGCCATGCCGGTAGTCCCTTCCGTTATCGGTAGCTAGGCCGCTAGTAATCCCCTTCTAGCGGCCTTTAGCTTTTCTAGGGTACCGCGTACCTACGACAATTACAGAACGTCGAATAGGCGGGTTAGCGCGTCGGCCAAGTATTTACTTCTACCGGTGGCGTCCTGGATTAGTCTTAGGTCGCGTTTAGCCTGGTCTGCCCAACGGTCTAGGTAGTCTATGGATCCGGGTACGGCGTCGCCCTGGAGCGCGCCTAAAAGGTCGTATAGGTCGTCGTCGAAGAAGTGCGACGAACTTAGCCGGTGGCGCTCTAATAGATCTGCCAAGGGTAACCTAATGGTTTCGAAGTCCTCGGACCAAAGTAGGTTCGCGTCGCGTAATAGCGCTATTGCTTCCGATAGTTGTTTATCCATTAGTCCCCTAGGTTGTCGCTCATTTTCTTTAGTGCGCGGTGAATAGCCGTCTTAGTGGCTTCTACACTCATGCCGCGTAATTCGGCTATTTCTTCATGCGCCAAGCCGTCCCGGTACCGTAGTCCTAATAGTTCCCGGGTAGTCGGTTGTAGATCGTAGTAGGCGCTTCGAACGTCCATAAGGATAGCCGCCGCTTCACTACTTGCGCTTGGGTTGCCTACTGGTTGCCCGGTAACCGGGTTTACCAGAACGGTACCTAGCGTGGTTTCTTCAAAGATAAACGGCATAACCCGGCGAATACGCTCCACGCTGTAGAACCGGCCGGCCGTTAGCGGTTGGCCAATACGTGCCGTAGTCTCTCGGGCGCAATACTTGGACGCTTCACGCTTTAGGGATACGTAGAGACGTCCCCTACCGGCGTCGGTTAGTCTCCAGCGCTCTAGGTGGTGAACGTTCTGGAAAAGCCATAGCGTTAGGTGGCTTGCTAGGTCGTCTTCTTCGACGTTTTTCCAGCGACTACCAATACGCCAAGCCAATTTAGTAGCTAGTTGTAGTTCGGCCTCGGTCGGTCCATTACTCATTTATTACCCTAGTGTCCGGCATGGATCTAGCCCAACGATAAGGCGCTACCCACTCTAGTTTCTGGTCTTTGGTAATGGTCCCGCGCATTACTACCGGGTCGTTTACCAGCCCCGCGGTTTGGCTAAACCAGCTAGAAGCGTCGCATAGTGCGCCGCCCTGTACCCACTCGGTGCCGCCTACTAGTTGTTGATACCTGGCGTGGTGGTAATGGCCGGTAAAAAGTACGTCACTATCGCCCATAGGGTCGCGGGTCGCTGCCTGGCGCTTGAACCAGTCCAGTATTTTAGCTTCGACGGATCCAGAACCGCGGGCTACGTGTCCATGCGTTAGGCCGATTACGTGGCCCTGGACCTCTACGGTTAGGCTTAGGCGGTCCCGCTGCGGTAGGGAAAAGGTAATACGGTCCCGGCCGGCTAGTTGGAACGCTTCGGCTATTTGTTCGATTATGGCTAGGTCGTCGTTGTCGCTAAACGTTGTATACGCTTTACCGTCCTGGCGGTTCTCACCATGGTTACCGGGTACGGCCGCCACGTGGATAGGTAGGCCAGTTTCGTCTAGGGCTAGTAGGAATTCACTTACCAACCTACGGACTAGCTTTACCTGGTCGCGGCGGTCTAGTTGAACGCTAAAAGTTTGGGTAGCGTACCAACCACTAATACCCTCTACTAGATCCCCGGTAATTGGGATAAAGATAGAACCGGCCGCGTTGCCCGCTTTGGCTAGGTCCTTTAGATCCTGTAGCGCTATGTTGGCTAATTGTCTTACGCGGGTAACCATACCGGCCACTCCGTCGCCGTCCGCTTGGCCGGCCTGAAAGTCGGTTAGGTGTAACCAGTAGGTGCGGTCGTTAGTCCCGGTTTGGGACTTACCCGGCTTGCTCTTGCGGGCCGCGTCTAGTAGGTCCTCTAGATCGCGCAATACCGCGAGCGCCGACGCTTTACGGCGTAGCTTGGCCTTGAAGTAGTAGAACCGTTTTATTTCGCCTTGGCCTACGTTGCCGTCCCAAGCGCGCATTTCTACGGTGTCGCCGTCTATTTCAAAGTCTGCCGGGTCCATGCCCTCGGGGAGTAGCTGGGCCAAGAAGTCGGACCAGTCTTTAGGCGGTGCGGCTTGCGGTGGAGTTGTAACGTATCCGCCGCGTTCGGTAATTACCAGCGGCTCCCAACCGGCCGGGTGCGCGGCTTTACCCCGGCGTACCTCTACGGCCCCGCCGTCGGTGCCTATCTGCAGTAGTTTGTCTAGATCCGGCATTTATTCCCCTTCGAATAGTGGAGTAGCCCCGCATAGGCATAGGTTAGAACGGTGTTGGCTTACCCCGCCGGTACTTGCCTTTAGGCCTACGCGCTTTAGCTCTATTACCACCTTGGCAATAGTTAGGCCGTAGTAGTTCCCGGTACCGTTTAGTATCTGTAGGTACCTGGCCCTAATCGCTTCCGGCATGTTGTCGGCCTGGGCCTGTAGCGCGCATTTACTCATAGCCCAAGGTTATAGTTATACTTGAAGGTTTACCGGTGGATAAGTCTTTGGCGTGTCGCATACCTTTACCACTTTTGTGGTAACGTCTTTGCGCGTAGCACTTTTTTCTTGGTTGGGATAGGAACGCAAAAACCCCGGTAGCAACGAAGCCGCCGGGGTTTTTGTTATGCCTGGGTTATTTGTCTAGGTCTTTTATATCGCCAATTACGTTAGGTCCGTCGCCGTAGAGTTCGTCGTACTCCAGCGCTTCTTCCCAAGTTATAGCGTCGTCCTGGGACACTCTAAGGGCTTCTCTAACTTCCGGGCTATCCTCGGCTTGCTTAGCGACCGCGGCCCTAAAGCCCTTTTCTATGTCGGTATCGCTTAGCTTTGCGTCCCAAGCTAGTTGGACGCCAAAGAAGATAATAATAGAAGAATAGACACCGGCAACGGCGATAATACCGCCCATAAACCAGCCGGCCGGAGTAGCCGCACCTACGGCCATGCCCGGGATAAACGCGAACATAACAACGCCTAGGGATCTAACGCCGATTTGTTTTAGCTTCTCTAGCATTATTCGGCCTTCCCGCATGTTGGACACTTCTTTACTTCGGTCTTCTTAGCGGTCTTGGTTGGAGCTGTAACGCCCTTTTGGAGTTGCTTAGTAATAAACGCGTGTAGGTCGTAGACGGTGCCGGCAAAGACGCCTTTTAGCGTGTTAGATAGCGTCGCGTGTAGGTGCGCGCCACTTGAACATTTACCGGAGTTACCTAGCCGGAGAAACTTTTGCCCGGCGGTTACTTTATCCCCTACCTTGGCGTTCTTTAGCGGCGTCTTGCAACCGACGGCCGGCCCTTTACACTCCGCGCCATGCGTGGAGCAGAAAAGATGACAATAGCCCACGTATAAAGTCTTACCGTCAGCCTTACCGTCTTGTACGACTACCCACCCTAAGCACTCCGAATACTGGATTAGCCTTATGGTACCGTCGGTAACCGCTGGAATTAGTGCGCCGGGCTTTAGGCCGTTGCTCCAGTCGGTCCCGCGGTGCGGTCCTAGTCCTAGCTTCTTACGGTTTTCGCTTAGTTTGCCAAAGTGTTCGCGTAGGTATTTGTCGTCGAATGGGTATTGCCAATTAGACAACGGTAACCACCATGCCCGGGCGTAGGTCCTTGATCTTATTAGCGTCGAATAGGACCTTGGCGTAATCCTGGCGTCTAGTGCCTACCGGAGCGTAAAACGCTGCGATAGTCTGCCAGTTCTCACCTTCCGCGACTACGTGAGTGCCTGGAGCCGATACCGGCGCGACCTCTACGTATTCTTCTTCGGTGTCGTCTATTTCCATGGTTGGAACGTCCTCTAGCTCCGTACCTACCGGGCGTTCGAACTCCGTACCGTCTTGTACTAGTCCGTCGCCGTCGGCGTCTTTAGCTGCCGGTACGTAAGTGTTCTTTTTCGCTGCCATTTATTAGCTCCTATAATTGCGAATTTATTGCGGCGACTACCATAGCGGTTAGTCCGGCTGAAGCCGTTGCCGTTAGCCAAGCGGTACTCCATGCGCGCTTTTCTAGTGCGCGTACCCGGTCTTCGTGGTCGTCTAGTAGCGTTTCCATGCGCTGCCGCCAAGCTCTATCGGCCTTTATTTCGGCCTTGATTTCGGCTAGATCCTCTACTACGCGAAGTAGTAGGGTTTGCTGCGACGTGCTACGCGGAGAAGTCTCCGGCATGGTCTTACTTTTCTGCCGAAGTTTCTAGGTTTTCGTTATCTAGATCCACGTAAGTAGGTTCGGTGAATTCGAAAACCGGATTTTCTGGAGAGTGTCCCGGCATTGGGTTAGTGGGATCCTCTAAGAATTTTTCGTAAGCGTCGGCCCAAGCTTGCGCCTGTTTTTTAGTCCAAGAAGCGCCGTTAGGGTAGCTCTCTTGGCGTAGGACCGGAACGCTTAGACTGGTCTCCGTATTGAATACCAAGACCACTTTATCCGCTGTTACTTTGACTTCGTAGGCCATTAGAGTAGCTCCATTCCTTTAGCTTGCATTAGGTTACCGTTAGCGCTGCCAATAAAGAAGCGGCCAAGCGCGAAGATACCAGCCGTCGGCACTTGGCCGGCGGAGTGTGGTAAGTGCGTTGATCCAGCCGAACTACCACCTGAAACGCCAATTAGTGCGTATTGCGCTGGGGTTCTTAGTCTCATAAAGGAGTTTACGACGCTAAATGTTTGGCTGCTAAGTATAGGCGAAAACAATAGTAATACGCCGTTTCCATAAACCATAATTGGGTTAGTCGTAGCTGTTTGAGTTGTTGGGTTCATTATTGAAGTAGGGCTGCTGCGGAAACCGTCAGTAGAACGGTAGTAGGGCCAAGTCGAAGAATTGTTTAGCGCTCCAGCTACGAAAAGCGAACCGTTCGGCCCCTTCGTAATACTTGTAAAGGAAGCATGGGATCCCGAAGCTCCGCCGGCCGTCCAAGTGCTACCGTTGCCGGAGTAGACGACCGTAGCAATAGATCCAACGGCACCCGCTAAGTAGAATTCGCCTTTATCAAAGACACCGGCCCGAACGCTAGTTAGCGCCGAAGTGCGAACTACCCAAGTAGTAGCGTCGGCGGATTCGGCAATAATTCCAGTAGCCGTTCCAGCTACGTATTTACCGTTTCCGAAGACGATTGTATTTATTTGAGTCCCGCCGAAAATACCACTTAGGCCGCTTACGGCCGTCCAGTTGATTCCGTCGGTGCTAGTAGAGATACCACCACTGGCTGTACCAATAACCCACCGGTTTCCGCCGAATACCGAAGCCGTAATAGCTGTAGTACCCTGGTTGGCGTTTCTGCTAGTCCAAGTAGTGCCGTCGGTCGTAGTAGATAACGCTCCATTAGCTCCAGCGGCTAGGACCATGGTAGTAGAAGCTGCAAAAGTGTTTATGCCAGCCCCGGCGCTTAGTGGTGAAGTTAGCGCGGTAAAGTTAGCGCCGCTATCTGTAGATCTACCAATAAAGCCGGATCCGCCAATAACTACGGCGGTCGTACCTGTCATAGCTAGAGAAGTCAATACACCAGCTCCGAAAGTCGGTCTAACCGTCCAGCTAACTCCGTCGGCGGAGACTGCCACGCGGCCGGAATTGCTAATGATAATGAACCCGCCGAAGGCAGCATTATAATAAACGCGCTGTACGGCCCCACTCAAAGAAACCGCGCGGTTGGTCCAAGTGGTACCGTTAGTAGAAGTCTCTACCTGGTCGCCTACTTCTCCACCCTTTACGAATACACCATTACCAAAAGCGATTCCGTTAGCTCCAGCCGGCGAAAGTGAAGTGCTTTGGTTAGTGATGTTATTTAGTGTTGATCCGGTAAAGATGTGGCTATTACCAACTCCGACGTAAAGGTTAGTTCCGTTGAAGGCTATATTTCTATTGAACTGCCTAATAGATCCGCCCATGTCTGCGCGAAGCCAACTTACGCCGTTGTCTGTACTGTAGTAGTAACGGCTACCGGCACTTAGGCCGGAAAACCAAGCGGCCGCCGTCCAGTTGTTTCCACCCTGGTGGTTTATGCGTACCGGTGGAGTATCACTAACGGATAAGCGTTGAGTCCAAGTGATTCCGTCGGTGGAAGTCCAGATAGCTCCGCTAGTGCTAGTACCTTCGCTTGGATCTAATCCAATACCAGCATTTATACCAGCTAGTACAAAAACGCCATTTCCAAAGCTTACGCCGCGGTAGTAAAAACTTGCGTTTGGGCTAACCGGGGTAAAGTTTACTAGGTCTGTGGTACGTAATACGTTGGTCTGCGTGGCAATTAGGTAGACGCCGTTTCCAAAAGCTATATCTTGAATAGTCGCGCCGCCGCTGCCAAGTCCAAGGGTTGTAAGCGCGTTGGAAATAGTAGTCCCGGCGTTAGCTGGTAGGTACGATCTAACGCTTACGGTAGCTTCCCCAATAATGTAAAGGGTATTGGCGGTTTCCGCTACGGTGTGAAGTATCGTTGCGTCACCGTTGGAAGCGGTGGTTACAAAAGAATAATCCGGGTAATTCTCATTAGCTCCGGTATAAACTTCAATAGTGTTATTTGGACGGCTGGAAATACTTAGCGAGTAGGTTCCCGGCACTAGGTCTATAGCAAATTTAGATCCAGCGATACCAGCGGAAAAAGAACCTAAAGTCTCTCCGCCAAAGTCGGTTCCGCCAGCTCCGCCGCCGCCGCTAATAGGTGGGAATACGGATACACTCATTAGTTCACCTCACTTCCGAAGGCGTGAAAAGCCAAAGCGTTAGCGGTGTCGGATCGTACGGTAATCTTATCGCCGGCCGCCATGGTAATACCAAGAGTAAAAGCCGCCACGCTATTAGGGCTAATTAGGACGTCGTAAGTAATCGCGTTGCTAGTGGTTGCGTTAGCTCCATTCTGGCGAACGAATACGCGGGCGTAAGCTTCTACCGCGGTAACGTTGGTAATAACCAACGAAGAAACGACCGTAGCGGTACCGCTTGGGACGGTGTAAAGATCCGCGTTAGCGGTCGAACTTGGGTTAGTCTGGCCCAAGATTTTATAGGTGTTTGCCATTTAGATTACGCTCCCATTAGTAGGAATGGACTAAGCGCGGGTTGTGCGCTTAGGAATGTACGACGGTCGGTAACGTCCGCCGCCAGAATTGAAGAAGCCGAAGCCGGGATAGTTACTAAGCCTAGAAGTAGTTGGTAAATACCGGCGTCGGTTTGGGTTAGTGTCGGTGGTACCGGGCCGCTAGGTACTGCGGTCCCCTGGACTACCTTTAGTTCGATTTTGTTTGAAGCTGGATCTAGCTCCAATACTATCGCGTCTACCCTGGTATCCGTTCCAGCGGTGTCAAGTGTTAGGGTTTCTTGCGCTGTAGATAGGTAGTAATGCCCGCGTACCATAGCTTCGCCGGACGCGATACGGACTTGTAGCCCGGAGTCGTCACCGAATGGCTTTAGCTTAGTGTCGTCCGGACCACCATTTACGCCTTCGCCTATGTGTCGCGCCCACTTACTAAATTGGGTTTCCGTAGTGTCTATGTTCTCAAAAGGCCAGGAAGTTTGCGCCATGTTGATTACCCTTCTATTTCGTAGGTGCCGCTTATGTGGAAATTATCCGCCGTAGTTAGTGTTACCGGTTCGCCTTGGCTAAAAGGGAAGTCGTAAATTCTATTTCCCTGGCTATCGGTCGTAAATAAGTAAAGTAACGTTTCCCCGGGGTAGACGTGTGCGCTAACGTGGTAGGACCTATTGGCGCTTACGTCATGTAGGCAACCGTCGCGGAACTGGTAGGCAACTCTAGCCGGATAGGGGAGCGTTAGGTAATACTGCCCGGTCCCAAAGTTTGTAATGTTGGTAAAGTCTACGCGAATACTAAAGTGGACCATGTTACCGAAACGGTTGTAAGATCCAAAGATAGCCGGACCGCTAAAGGTTGGTTGCGTTCCAGAAACGGTACCACCGGCCGGCTGGTACTGCACGTTTATACCGTAGCCGGTTACCGACTTTTCTAGGTTGCTTACCCGGGCTTCGGTTGTAATAGCCTTTTGAATAATGCGGCTTTCGAAGTCTGTAGCGTTTGGCGTTCCAAGCGTCGCGCCAATTCTTACGCCGTCGGTTCCAATACCTATACCGACTTCGGTTACCACGCTTACGGCTTCTTGGTCCCCAATAACTACGGTTACTTTGTCGCCTAGGTTCCAGTCTATGCCGTAACGCATGTTGGTTTCGTCGCTAGGTGTAACCGCTAGGGTAACGATTGTCTTACCATTGTCCACTAGGAATTCTTGCGCGGCCTGGTCTAGATCCGCCTGGACCTTAGTACCGCGGTCGTCTAGGAACGTCTCAATACGACGGCCCCAAGTTGATTCGGCGGCTAGTGATTCGGTGCTAGTGCCTTCGTAAAAAATTCGGTCTTCGGCTTCACCGGCACCGCCGACAATAGCGCGGGTTCCCTTGGGACCAACGTACGCGTATTCGGTGCGGGTTAACTGATTGTTGTCTATGTCCATACGAACACTTGCGCTACGATCCGTTGGTACGTATACCTGGAACTCCAGCGCCGAACCGTCTTGGGCGATTTCGTAGCCAAGTCCGCCGGTTTGTGCAAGCGGGTATAGAAGTTCCTGGAGTACGTCGAACCTAGCCTGGGCGGTAACGTCGGTGCCGCGTCCTAGATCGTACTCAATTTCTAAGTTAGGGATAGCTCTATCAGTCCCGGCAACGGCGCTTATGTTGTCTTGTACGTAAGACTTTATTACCGTCTCCGCGGCTCCGGTGCGGACGTCGTACGCTTGGGTCTGCGCGTTTACGTCGTCTTGGGTTGGATCCGGGTAGGCCAGTCGCTCCGTAAGTATTACGGTGTCGTCGGTGCCTTCAATAAACCAAGTACCTTCGGAATTATCTATAGATTGCTCTAGGCGGGCCGACCGCATTGGGCCGCTAAATAGTACGCCGCTAGGTCCGGTAACGATAATGCCCGCGCCCGGGGTCCTAAGCGCTTCGACCATAAGCGAAGCCGGGTTTAGCTTTACTTCCCAAGTGCCTACGTTGTTATACCTGGCTATAAACTTAGCGCCGACTAGATCCGTAGGCATGAGTAAGCCAAGCCGGTTTAGGTTGCCGTCTCTAACTTCTACGGTTAGTTCTTCTAGGCGCATTAGTGGATAACTTCGTATCTAGGCGAATAGGTTAGCTGGACGTTGAAATTTAGGTCTACGTCGTCACCGTTTACGGCCAAGCTTGTAGTTCCCGGTGGTAGTAGGAATAGCTTGGGCGCTGCCGATAGTCGCGAATAGCTGTTTACGCCGTCGGCGTCGGTAACTGCTCCAGTTTCGGTATTCACCGTAAGCACTTCGCCACTAAAGATTTGGCCGAAGCCAAAGCCTTGGGTTCCGTTGCTAATGACTAGGTTTTGTACCGGGCCGGTAATGGTCCATACCGGGTAAGCTGCGACGTCTCCAGCGTTTACTACGGTAACGGTACCTAGCTGGCTGGAGCTAGAAACCTTTAGCTTGGATAGCTGCGGCAATAGCCCGCGGCCGGTACCACCGGTACCAATAGTAAACGTTTCTTCTAAACCGGAGCGCCAAAACGGATTAGGCGCGCGTAGCATTAGTCCCCAAGTTGCCCAAGTTAGGCCGGCCTGGTCGTTGTCGTAAACGGTTTCACCGCCGCCGGTGTAATGGACTTCTAGGTAAAGACTTTCGCCACCGGTGTAGGTTGCCCTTAGCTTTGGAGCGCCTAGGCTGTCCTGGAGAATTTTACCCAAGCGTCTTAGTTTGGTTTCCACGTCGCCGCGGCTAGTGCCAAAGACGGTTACCGGTAGATCTACGTCGCGGGCCTGGCGCTTAGTGTGTCGCCATACTCCACCGTCTCCGGCGGATTCTTCAATACGTACCGCGGTAGCCGGAATACCAAATCCAACGATTCCGCTTCTAAGAATGTAAGTAGTATCGTCGAAAGTGATTACGTCGCCGTTAGCGCCCTCTAGGGAATAAGTTACGTCTACCACGAAGCTACCACCGGCGCGCGTCTCATAGCCTGAATTAGGGCCTGTTCGCTGTCTAGCGATTGGTTAGGTGCCGCGTTGTATACCAAGGTCTTACCCCCGCCTAGTCCTATCATGCGTTCGAAGTCTGCCAACGGTGTAACGACTTCCGGGCCGGCCTCACCGATTAGGGCGAATGTTGGCCGGTCTACGTATCCACCGTCCGCGAACGGAACCGCTCTACCTACAATAGATTTACCGCCGACGGTCGAATACTTACTTTGTAGTACGTCAATTCTACCGATTAGGTCGTTTATTTCGCGCGTAAGCCCGGCGGTTTTGCCCTTCATGTCGCCTACCTTTTCGGTAAAGACGTCTTGAATGTTGCCAAGCTTTTCGGTGAACTGATCCCTGGCCTTAGTCATGGATTCGTTTAGCTTTGTCTGCGCGTTGAAAATTGCGGCCGCTAGATCCTGGTCCGCCTTTGCCATAGCTTCGGTAAACCTAAGATTTATGGCTGCGGTAGCTTCGGCGTAAATAACTTCTTCGGCGGCTAGTGCGGTTACTAGCTCCGATTGGGTTTGGGCGTAAAGGTCCTTTAGGGCTTGGGTAGCTAGTCCGGCCTTATCGTAAATAGCCTGGCTTAGTCCGTCCATGCCGGTTTCGGATTGCGTTTCCAGTTCACCGAATAGGTATTGGAGCTGCTCGCGGGTTTCTGGCGCGGCGTTTAGAAGCGCCATAGCCATTTCGTTACCGGCTTCGCCGCCTAGGGCTACGACCTGTTCGATAAACGTTTGGGAGAACCCGGCCGCGTTTAGCGCTCCAGCGTTGGTTACTAGATCCTTAGCCGCCTTTAGCTTGCTAGTAAGCTCTAGTACCAGCTTATCTACCCGGCCGCCAACTTCTTCGGACGTAAATAGTTCGCCTACGTTTACGGCTACGGCGCTGCGGTAAGCGTCCCGAAGTCTATTCATAGACTCCGCGATTATGTCCGCCTGGCGCTTAGCAAAGTCGGCTTCGATTCCAGCTACGCGGTTGTTATGGTCCTTTAGCGCGTCCGCTAGGCCCTTATCGCGCTCCGCTATAGAGTCGCTTACGGTTGTGTTGTAGTCGCTGTAGGCGTCGGCTACGGCGGTCGTATAAGCCTTATTAGCTTCTTTTACGGTTTTGTTGTAAGCCTTGGTAGCGGACTTGATACCCTTATCCGCTTCTTTTACCGCGGACTTTACAACGTCCGCCGGGCTTTTACCCCTAGCTCCGCCGCCGGCTGTACCAGCTCCAAGTGCTGCGCCGGAAAAGTCTACTTTTGTATTTCTAGGCGCGCCCGCTTTGTAGGTTCCGGTAATCGGATCGTATACCTGGCCGGCCGTCCCGCTGTAAGGTGTACCGGTTGTAGTAAATTCGGTGTTTACCTTTATGTTTATAGGCTTTATGTTGGCAAAGTCCATAAATTGCTTTAGGACCGGCTCCAGAATACCGAATAGCCAGTTAAGCGCGTTGATAACGTCGCCTACCAACTGCGCGACTATCTTTAGCGCTGCGCCTAGGACCTCACCGGCGATACTTGCAAGTAGCCCAATAATCGGGATTACGTACTGCTGTAAGTAGCCGAATAGTTCTTGGAACTTAGGGGTAAGGTAGGCAATTACTTCTAGTAATGCCGGTAGGAATGAAGTTACCAGCGGTACTAGTGCGTTCACTAGGTCTACGATAACCGGCGCGAACATAATAAAAAGATCTATAAGCGGCGGTAGAAGCTGGCCTACGACCTCTACAACTAGGTCTATAAGAATACTAAAGACTTCTAGCAACGGATCGAATAGCGGCGATAGCTGCGTAATAGCGTCCGCGGCTAGTTCAAATAGCGGGATTAGTTTTATGAATAGGTCGGCCAACATTGGGCCAACTTCGGAAATAATAGGGTTGATTGCCCCAATAACTTCGCCTAGCGCTGGTAGTAGCGCTGTACCGGCGGCGGCCGCGGTGTTGGTTAGCTCCGCTTGCATTGTCTGTAAAGCGTTGTCGAAGCTATCGCCGTAGGCTACGAAGTCCCCGGCGGCTACTCCCAAGTTCTCCATTAGGTACGCTTGGGTGGCTAGGGCCTTTTGGCTAGGAGTTAGCGCCTGGTCTACGCTTGCGGTAATCCCGGCGGCGAACGCGGCTTGGCGTAGTGAAGCGTCGTCTAGGAATAGGGAATACTGCCTTAGCGGTTCGAACTGGCCTTGCATAGCCGATTGGATCGCGCTTAGCGCTTCTTCCGCGGTTCCACCGTTGAAGCTGGCTAGGTCTCCGGCGGCCTGGACCAAGCTGGTAGAGAAGTTAGCGGCCGATTCACCGGCTAGGCCGGAACTGGTAGCGATTACACCGAATTGTTTAGCAGCACCTAGGGCGGCGGCGGCGGTTAGTCCGGCGGTCTTGGCGGCGTTAGCGCCGAATTCCTGGACGATTGCGGCCGATTCCCCAAATACCTGCTCTACACCTAGGGATTCTACGTTTAGGGCCTTAGCTGCGTTTATGGCGTTGCCAACGAACGCGCCTACACCGGCAACCGCGGCGGCGGCCAAAGCGCCCTTTAGAAGTCCTTTTACGCTGGATCCAAAGCTATCGCCGTAGCCCTTACCGGCCTTCTTACCTGACTTCTTGGCTTCGTCTACCCAAAAGTCTTTAGTATTTTTGTCGAAACCGTCTTCGAATTCTTCCCCGGCTTTTGCGCCGGCTTTACTCATGTCTTCAAGTAGCCGGGTCTTTAGGTACTTTTCTAGATCTACGGTACCGGGGACTATGTTTACGAAGGCGGTAGCTAGTGCGCGTTCGGCCATTTATTTACCGTCCTTCGGATTCATTCGGTCTAATAGTTTCTTTACGTGGTCGCGGTCTTGCATTTTGCGCCCACCCACGCGGCCGGCACCTGGCGCGGGCCATGGTGTCGGATACGGCTTAGGCTTGCGCTTGCTATTTACTGCGGCCAGTAGGTCGTATAGGTGCGCGCCCTGGATCCACTCATAGCTAACCGGGTTACGCCAGTCGTTTACGGCGGCTTGCGTCCAGCTAGTAGGGTCTCTAAGCAGAACCGATACCAATAGGACGGCTTCCCGGTAGGGGATAGTGCGCCCTATTTCACGCGCGGAAAAATTGAAACGACTTCTAAAGTCGTAAGTTAGTTCGGCCTCATGCTCCGCGATTAGATCGCGAAGCTTTATTATTCCCCCAGCGGCGCGCCTTGGGTCCAGCCCTTTAGGAATTCTGCGAACGCTGCGCCATTCATGGAGTCAATAGCGGCTAGTGCCGGGTTGCCTTCCGGTAGGACTTCTTCCAAAATAATAAATACTTTGTCCGCGTCGTCGGTTGCCTTACGTGCCTTACGTAGCGCTCCCATTGGAACTTCGGAAAATAGTGGGATAGTAAAAGTCTTGCCGTTGTGCTTGAAACTGTGGGTAGTTGCGGTGTTGTCTGCCATGTTTGCGGTCTCCTATTTTGCGTTATGGTGCAATTTTTAGATCTTTGTTATGCGGTCTATTCAAGCTTACTAAGTACCGGGCCGGCGGGACCGCATTTCCACCGGCCCGGATTCTTTAGTAGTGGCTTACGCCTCGAACTCGCTGTAGAAGATGTCTACGGCGCGGCCGGCAGTCATGTAAGCCGTAACGGTGATTCCGTAACCGACTGCCTCGCCGTTGGCGATTGTCTGCGGCTCTACGGTTAGAACCTCACCGGCTGGAATGTAGTGGCGGATAACCTTAGTGCCGTCTACTACGTCCAATACGAACGACTTGCGGCCGCCGGTGGTAGTAGGGTCTAGGGTAATCTTGCCGCCGGTCATGGTTGCACCGAAGTAAGTTTCGATTGCGTCCTGGTTGGACTCCATTAGCATAAAGGAGTAAGTTACGGTACCTTCGGTAACGACCTCGCGTACTAGGTCGGCGTTCTGCCAAGCCCTAATCTGGTTGGTTGCGCGGTCGGTAGTAAAGCTAACGCCGTCGGTTGATACGTAGCCTAGGTCGGTAAAACCGACTGCTAGGGTTGAGTCGCTTGCGGTAGGTGCGGTGGTAGACGTAGGACCGACGTAAACCCGGCCGGTAATACCTACTACCACGTTATCGGCGGTAAGTGCCATTTTGTTTCTCCTAATTAGGTGGGTTGTTTGGAGTTTTTACGCTCCGGGTTTCCGCGGCGCGGAAGCCTAAACGTCGGAACCTTTTACGATTAGTTCGACGTCAATACTGCGGCGTTCTTGTTGGCCTTCTTCGGTAGTGCGAACTGGACCAAGCCTAACGGTAACCCGCTTGATTTCCTGGCCGACGGATCCGCGTATCAAAGATTCGACCAAAAGCCCTAGGGAACTGGCGGTAGCGTAGTCGTCCGCGAATACGTCTAGGGTTAGGGTAGCGCGCTTAGTGACGTATTGTACTTCGTCGTTGTAAGCGGCAATAATTACTAGTTCTTTGGCGTAAGGGCCTTCGCCCGGTTGCGCCTTCTTAGTGCCAACTCTCACGCCCTGGCCGGCTAGTGCCGTATTGAAGTAGCTAACCAAAGTAGCTTCTATGTCCGGGAAGATTACCGCCATGTTTACGCCTTATAGGTTTCGTCGTATAACGCTTTACGTAGGTGTCCTACGCCGTCGCGCTTTTGTGTGTAAAAGTGGACGCGGGTAGCCAATTCGCCGTCGGCATTAGATCTAACGTTTACCCTTGGTCTTTTGTTGCCGGGGTTATCCCATTCAACACTAAAACCGGCGTCAGCGTATCCGGTAAGGTTTCCGCCCGGGCCTTTTTCTGCGGCGCTTGCGGTTGCTTGCGCGTTCGCTGCTACCGCTTGGCCGGTCTTTACTAGAAGGTCTCTAATGCTTTTGTTAGCTTTTAGAATTTCCTCTACGCCTTTTTCGTCTACGATAACGCGGACCTTTTGGCCGCCACCTAATAAGTTCTTCGGTGGTTTTCTAGCCATTCCTACGCCTTAGCGGTACAACTACACCGGCCGCAAAGTCGAACGGTGGCGCGTATACTTGCGCTTGGCCGTCCTTTACCCATTCGGTCCCGCGGATTACGAAGCGGTCGCCTTCTTGTATTTGGGTTCCATTAGGTAAGTAGAGTGTAACTTTAGCGTCTATAGCGTCGCGTTCGACGTCCACCGGTTCGCTACTGGAGCCGAAGCCAACTAGTGCATTTTGCACCGTAATAGTAGTAACGCTGTAAGTCTTATTGCCGTACTGGTCGGTCGAAGTCGCGGTACGTCTTTTGATAGTTACGGTTTCGCCGCCGCTGTAGAACATCAGTTTACCTGGATCCAAACGGTGTCATAGGCCGCTAGGTTAGCGGTGTGGCCTTGGTTTACTTCGAACGCCTTACCGCGTGACTGCGGCGCTAGTAGTGTCTTTTCGTCGTCGGTTAGCCATACGTCGCGGTCGCTTCCAAAAGTGCGCCCTTGGCCGAATGGTCCTGTAGTTTGTTGTAGGTAGGTTAGGTTGCCGGGGTTTCTAAGTACCCGGGTAACCATGCGTACTACCACCATGGTTACTAAATCTTCGTTTAGGGTGCCGGCGTCTATGCGCGCTTGGATCCCTGGATAGTGCGCCGTAATAACGGCTTCGGCGTCGGTAATAAGTGCGGTAATTACGTCGGTATCCGTCGGTGCGTCGTTTCCAACCCACCTATCTAAAACGTCTTGATAAGTTGCCCAAGCCACTTTATTACCCTTCTTCTTTGTTTGTAGTGGCCGGGACCGGGCCTAAACCCGGCCCCGGCGGTTACGTAGTTATTAGGCTACGTCTACGGTAATCTTGCGGAACGCCGCGGTGTTAGAGACGCGGAAACCAACCTCAATTTCGGCGAGAACTGCAAACATGTTCTGCTGGAATAGGTTAATAGTGTCCTCACCTGCGGTAAGGGTTGCCTGGTCGCTAATCTTAATAACGACGTCGGAAACCTGTCCCCAAACTGCCTGGCTCCAGTCACCGGTAAAGCCAAGTACGTCGGTGGTGGTGTCTAGGTAGGCAGCCTGTGACTTGAATACCGGACGGCCAAGTAGCGAACCGATAGTACCTTGTGTCTGTAGGTCGCCTAGGAATAGTGGGCGGCTCTGCTCGTCCTTTAGTCCTAGTAGTGCGGCCTCGCCCTGCGGGCTAATGATAAAGCCGTTTAGGTCGTAACCGGCTCCACCTACGCCAGAAATAGCAGATACTAGGCCGTCGTAAGTCATTTCGACGGCGGTAGCACCGGATAGGGTGTCAAAGTCTGATCCCGGCGCGGTTCCATGGAACGCGGTAGAGTCGAACTTCTTGGCTAGTGCCGCTGGTAGGCGGTCTGCTAGTGCGCTGTAAAGCGCTGGTAGGTCGCGACGGAACTCGTTAGAGAAGGTCTCAATTACGGCCAACTTGTAAGGACGTAGAACCTTGGTAGCAGCGCTGCCGTTGGAAACTGGCTTTACTGCGGTCTCTCCAACCCAAGCGGCGGTAGGCTCTCCGGTAATTACGTTGATAGCTGCGCCGTTGCCTGGTAGCTCTACCCTGCGGGCTGCGCGCTGGATTACGGAAGTTTCCGCTACCTTTGCTAGGATCTCATTTGATACGGCGGCCGGTAGAGAAATTCCGGACGATCCGCGGTTTAGGTCTGCCATGTTAGCAAACTCCTTT